GTTCTTGTAGTTTTTCAAGTGACGCAGACACGCTCTCATTAGATGCTTTGCTTCTTATGAAGCTTGACACCAAGTGATCGGCGTCGGCAGCGCTACATAACTCTGCCAGTGCTCCTGCATCAAATGCGAGTGGCGCTAGAGCAACATCGGCATGCTCGCTCTCAACACCCGTATTGATGCCCACTCCGCCAGCAGTCTGTTCTGGTGTCTCACTTTCGGCAAAGGAATTTCCGACGTTACTGCCGTCAGTAGCCCCCTGCAATGTATCTTTCTTACTCATAGTCTCGATTACCTCGTTAAATGACATAGTTTTATCCGCAAGCCCAGCGGCAACAGCCTCTGCACCCGCGTAAGTTTGAGCCTCTGTGGCTAGGACTGCTTCCTCAGACATATCTCTATTGCTGGCAACAAGTTGTGCAAACATCTGGCGAGTTGTGTCTATGCGATCCTGTATTCTTTCACGTACTTCGTCTGATAACTCCTCGAAAGGATTACCATCTACCTTGTGCTTACCAGAATGTACGAGTGTCACTGTGACACCCTCTTTGTTTAGCTTCTTAGAGAAATCTTGGTGTGCAACAACAACACCGATCGAACCCAGTATCCCCGTCTGTGGCACATACACTGTGCTTGCAGAGGATGCTATAGCGTATGCTGCAGATGTTGCCTGCTCACCTACGAACGCGGCGATGGGTTTCTCATCTCTGGATGCGGCGATAAGTCGACACAGATCGAAGCAGCCCGCCACCTCGCCCCCTGATGAATCGATATCAAATAGAACCGAGTCTACATTGGTGTCGTCGAGCGCCTCAGATAACATCGTTAGTATCCCATTATATCCTTGCATACCCGAAGCGGATGGTAGGTAGGATCCTTTGTTAACAAGTGTCCCACTTACGGGGATTACCGCCACACCATTCATATTCTGGTAACCCACTGAACGTGCCCTGTTGGGTGCCCCAGATAATGCCTGCTCGGGGGTAAGTCCTGAGCCATCGGGCATGTTTATCTGTGATAATGTTATCTGTGGGTCTTGGCCTACGAAGGCAGAAACAAATGTCGCCAAGTAAGACGACTCCACAAGTAAGGGAGTATTAAAAACTCTACTCGCTAGGTTTAGATACTTCATCGCTATCCTCTTTTTTATCCTTATCTTCTGGAGTCTCGACCCCATTCTTTTTCATTAAATCCTGTTTGGCCGCCATATGCTCCACGTTGGCCTTAAGAACTTTTTGTGAGTCGTTGTTTAGTTTCCTAGCCTCCTTCTCGTGGGTGCTTAGATCATTCTCAATTCTGAGTATGGCTGCCTTAGCATCCTGCTCTGGGTGGACATAAGCCCATCCCTGTGGTCGCCAATCGACATTTAGGTACTCTTCTCGTCGGTTAACATAGTCTGGTAGGTTTAGTCTCCCAGATAAGTAACCAGCGTCGAGCCACCAAGCCAGTGTTGACTGACATAGTTGTGTCACCAAATAAAGTTCTTGTATGGCCTCTATTTCTCTTTGGAAGTCGTTCAAGACAGCCCTAAGGATACGGTCATTTACTTTAGACCAGTCACCTGTGACTATCTCGTAAGGGACACCAAATGAAGCGGATATAGACATAAGCTGTTGGCGCATGTAGTCGGCATAGAACTCACCACCCTTCTCTGCGTCAAATAACTTTAGTTGCTCACCGTCTCCAAGCTGTGTAATTACCCCTGCAGTGAAACTCACATCTGGTATAACATCGTCGGTATCAAATGTCTCACCTGTTAGGGGATCGATTTGTATTCCTTGGGCGTTATAGCGTGCCTCCCTCTCAATGGTACCTGTGAAAGATGCGTGATTCTTCTTGCGCTCTAGTTCGTAGTCATCATAAGACTCTAGGTTAGAGTTCTTGAATAATGCGGATGAGTGTATTGGCACACCCCTTAACTGGCCTGCGCGTAGAGGGATGTAGTGGTGTACTACATCCTTTGCTAATATACGAACCCTCTGTTGGGATGAGGAGTAGGTTCTTGTTGACTGTTGGTCGTCTGGGTGATCCTTAAAGAACCAATATGCTACCCTCTCGCCACGGGAGTTTAGCTCGATACCTGCGCGAATATAGTTACCATTAGATAGCTGTACATTGTAGGTTGTGTCTAGTAGGTCAGACTCCAGCAGCTGAACCTGCATAGGTACACTGGATGTGCTTCTGTTTGGGCGTCTCCTGCGTCTTAGAAAAATCTCTCCTGACTCGTTGCGTCCTCTGCTGCCAAGCCTCTGGCCAGCGTAGAAGTGACCAACACCATCACTAAACATGTTGGGTAAGCTTTCTCTCCAAGCCGCCTCAAGTGCCAACCTTATTGGCTCATCTTCGACAAGGAACTTGCAGGTTATACCAGTTCCAACCTCATGTTTTACAAGTGCCCTTAGGGCGTTACCTATGTACGGGCTGTTGCGTACAGCGTCCCTTGCCCTATTCCTGATTGTTGGTAACTCGGGTGTTATTGCCGAGTTGGGTCCCGCAGGTTTTCCAGACATTACGGTTGATCGTGTTCCGCGACTAGCGGAAACATTATGTGTCGACCTACCGTACTGCTTAAGGGTTCTCATTGGCAACCCCCTGCTGTCTAGTATTTGTTTCATTGGCTATAGCCCATCATTGACACACAGTCGAAAAGATTTACGCTCGGCCGTACTTGGGTTGGCGTTCTTGTTTATTGCAGCCTTCATGCGTTGCTCTATACGCATCATCTCGTCGAGATCACGATAATGGACAAACCTATCTTCGTGTTTAACTTTGAGCTCGCCAGATGCGATAGCCTCTTGGAGGTAGCGTAGGTCTTCTGCTGTGTAATTATCTTCCTGCACTATGCACTCTCCTGTAGGGTCGTTTCTTAACCTCGCGCCTTACGCCAGAGGTTATTACGTTACTGTTCTTGTCTATCTCGGCCGCCCATAATGGTGGGCGATCCCAGTTTATGTCGGGTCCTCCTAGGTGATGCCAGATTGCTAGAACGTATACGAACAAATCAAATGTTTCGTTTGGCTTCCCTCTTATCGGAACCCATCCAAAGGGCTCCCTTACTTCGGAGTTAAGTAATTCCTCGTAGTGGGAGTCCTTGAAGTTCTTAGGGAACTGTATGTACCCCCAGCCATCAAAGTCTCTTTCAACACGCCCCATGATGTCGTCCTTAAAACGATCTGTGTTTATCATGAGTACTGGAACATCTCCCTTACTGGAGACCTTACGTCCAACTTGTTTTCTACTATCTGGCCAGCTAAGAACAACCTTATCGTTGTCTTCTCTGATCTTTTTCTTTACCTTCTCACCACCCATACCCCTTACAAGGTAGACCTTTCTTTTCAACTCGGGGGAGAGTGTTCGGAACCAGTTTAAGGCATTATCGTAGACACCCGCCTCACCCCCGCAGTCAACAACCAAGAAATGATTCATCATCTCTTTGCCGTTCTCTAACTTGAATGTGGCATTTATCTTTGGGTTTATTTGTTCCCAGTCCTCTTCATATACGGCTGGTTGTATTCTGTCTGTAACGCCATTTCTCTCAGTATCTTTTAGGGTGTACCTATCCATCGGGTACATCCTGTTTTCAACGCCCATTCCAGCCACAAGGAACTCAAACCGAGATCCCTTGCCGCCCTGTACGTCAACACTGGTTATTATTGTTCTGGTACCATCGGCTACGTGGAATCGTTCAATATCCACAGCCCTATCCTTAAGTAGCTCAAAGTTTGCTGACTTTGCTCTTCTAGACTTGGGTATGTATGGGTAAACAAACTCTTGGTTGTAGCAGTTCTTTAATCCTTCTTCGTCGCCAGATCTCTTGTACTGATCCTCTGATCTGGCGTATGTCAGTGCTATCTCAAACCAACTATTAAAGGAGGCAAACCATCCAGCACACCAGAAACTTGCCCTACGAGACTTACGTCCTTCTCCGTGGATGACGCCATCCCTGTCTATTGTCTGTCCTTCTTTAACCCACTTGGCTGTAGCCCTGAATGCTCTCTCATGCTCAAGTGTTATGTGTCCATCGCAGTTATAGCAGATGAGTGCTATCTGCTCCGCCCGTTCCTCTACGCTCTCGGCGTCGGGCATATACATCGATTCATCTGGGTTAGGACTGGGTCTAAAGTACTCCTCGCAGTGAGGGCACTTTGCATAGACCATTCGTCTGTCGCCAGTGTTATATAATCCTAGTATCCCCTTCGTCGGCGGTGCCTCGTGGGGTCTTAGATCTGTTGCTACCCATTTTGGGTCATCAACCTCTTTCGAAGGTGTACTCTCTACAGCGCACATGGCTTTACTCATGTATGTGGTAGTACGCTTCTTCATCTGATCGAAGCCTGATCCCTCACCACCTACATCATCTGGCCATCGGTCATAATCCGTGCCCAACATGAACCCAATCGGCTTGCCTGCAAGTTGGTTCCTACTAGGCCAGCCAACATTTAAAAGCTGGCCAGACTTAAACTTCTTTCTGAAAACAGTGTCCGCTGTCCTTCCGTCCAGTAGTAAGGCCTTAAGCTTTCGCGAGTTATTCAACATACGGTCTAGGCGCCTGACTGAGAAGTCATTTGCCGAAGCCATGTCTTTTTCTATAATCATTACGTCCATCGGGTCAGCTACTATCTTATGTGCCGACCCATTCAGGATCACTGATTGTGTCTTGCCGTTCTGTACGCCCGCAGCGAGTATTACGCT